TATGCTCTTTCTGTGTACCGTGTGCAGATCTCAAATTAATGTAGTGAATCCAAGAACGGCACGAACCAGTCATATACAGTCTTGTTGGAGTTGCAAGTGGAAGCACAAATCTGGCACATTCCTTTGCAACTCCCTCAGATAGTAGAGCATTATAAAGATTCATAGAATCCTCAAAGTGTCTTGCGATTAGTGCCTGATACTCCTCCTTTTTCTCCTGTGGAATATCATCATTACTATTCTGACGATTCTTTGTATCCTGACTACGCAAATCTGGCACAGGTATTTGAGTATCTAAGAGTTTTGTATCAGCATATCTCTGAGAAAACTCTTGGAATGTGAAACTCCTATGTCTTAAAATTTGGGCCGCTAATCCCCTCGTAGTCTCTATTTCAAGAGTCATAGAAGATTGTTCAAATACACTCCAATGATTATGTTTAATACAATACTTCAATAATCCCGAATAATTCTCATTTTGCTGATTGGAAGGATTTGATACTCTAGCAATATATGCCATCATTTTCTCAGCATCGGGAGTGATACTTACAAATTTAACGTCCATTAAGTTCCTCTCTAATTACTCGCAACTGTGCTTTCATATCTTCAATCTGTTTATTTGTATAAAGATGATCTTGCCCAATCCAATACTCTAATGTTTGAATTAATTTTGTTGCTCTACTAGTCATTAGTAATATAATTTCAATATATTATAACATAAAAAAAGAAGGGGTTCAACCCCCTTCTTCTTTTCTTTTGCTCTGTGGAACTAAACAGCAGTAAGTTTCTTTGAAACTTTAACACCACGATACATTAGATCGAAGTTTCTGTTTTTGTTATGCTCTGCTATGAGCATTGAACGATACTCTTCTGTATCGTACTCGTTTCCACGGTAAGTGACTTTTGCCATTGGCTTTACTCCAAAGTAGTAGGGTTTTTAATCCGTTCCTTTAGTCGGCTTTTGCGTCCTCAAAGCATCCTGGTTCAGTGCTCTGTGCCACAATCTGAATAAGTTCAGATTTTGGTGTTTCAGTATGCTGGCGGTATATCTGATCGACAAGACCTGTAGCATATTCACATGTTAAAAGAGCAGTGAGTAGAACTTCCATGAGGATGAACGATCCGTTCCGAGTCGGCTTACTTGCGTCTCCTATACGGGAGATGAACGTTGTGTTAATACTAACACATTTTAACTATTTAGTCAAGTTAATATGTAAATTTGTTACATCGACCCTACAGAGCAAAAAATACCTGGAGATTTTTTTGCCCGATATTTGGAATTAAAAGTTGATTTTGGTTTTACCCCTTCCTTCTTTTCTTTTTAGATGCTTGCTTGGTTCTATGACCCCATAACTTTGGACTTATAGTTCCTTTACCATATTGTATATCTTTTAAACCATGTTTAAACTTATCATAATACATATCAAAAATTTTAGTCTTAGTTCCTCTAGTTAAATCATACTTAGAAGGACCTAGACTACCAGATTCAAAAACTGAATAAGTTACAATAAAAGCATCGGTAGGAACATCAGCTATGGAAACTTCCTGAAGAGAACCATTCTCAACCAATAATTCACAACCATAAACAGTTTTAATGTTACTTGCTTCTTCTGTTGTCCAAAGAGATACTTTCTTCTCTGGTTTTTTTAACTCTGGTGCTTCTTTTGTTTCACTAGTCATGATCTACCACCCCATACAATATCAGGAAATGCTTCTGATGCAACATCCTTTGTAATATTATACTTATCTGTTAATCTACCATCCTTCACTAATATAAGAATCTCTGCCTCTAATGGATGTAATCCTTGAAGTATGTTTATAAACATAGATTCTCTACGAAGAGAACTCATACCAGGATTTCCACCTTTCAAGAAATTATAAAACTTCGTAAATTCCTTACGGATAGTAGTCTGCCCTTGATCTTGTGATCCAAGAGACGAAGATCCCAATTCATTCATCTTACTTACAGCATCATCTATCTTACCAGATAAAGTACCTGTTTTAGTTTCATCTTCTAAATTACTACCGTAAGGGACTTCACCTTCAGGTAAAAGAGTTACAATAGATTCATCAAAGTTCCAAATTAAAACTGCCTTTAATGAATTATCACCATACCTTCTGATAACTTCAACTTTATTTGCCTTACTCCTCATTTTAGAAGCAGCATCAAGAACCTCATAAGCAAAAGGATTCTTAGGTAAATCTGGAATCTTTTGTGCAACTACTTTTTTAGGTTTTGTTGCAGTAACCTTTTTAGTTGTTGACGCTCTCTTTCTAGTCGTCGTCTTCTTCGTCGCTGTCATAATTGTTTTCAAAACGGAATGCTACAATTTCATCTGGAACTAAATTACCATTAACATCAAACATTTCTGGATGAACTTTGATATCATGATAGTTCATAAAATACTCTCTGGCAACCCAACCACCAATGGCTCCTACTATGAGGAACAATATTGTTAGAAAAGATCCGAACACTAAACTTATCGCTAACATGTCTCTTTCTCCTATTTTAAGTGTGGTAATATGTGATGGTTTGGGTTTTGGTTTACCTCCTGTTAATATGAACTCGAAACCACGATCAATATTATAATCTGGTTTATTTATACTTACCTCAGACGATTTTCTTTTCCCGAAGGAATTGAACAGTTTCTGTACAACCTCCAAGTTTTTCCCTTTCTCCTGTGTCATCACAAATTACTTGAGGAAAAGTTGAACCTTGTCCAAATTCCGCATAAAAATCATCCCGTGTAAAATCATTATCTAGATTATACACAACATGACTTAGTTTTGTCAACTCCATTACTTCTTTTACTTTCTCACAATATGGGCAACCTTCTCTACTATAAATCGTAAAGTTCATTTCTTGATATTAGTTTTAAAAAATTATTTAGTAGTTATTATACCACAATCTTTTTAATATCTGTCGCATTTAAACTTGAAAGAGATGAAGATGCAGGTAAAAAATTACATAGAATTACTTGTGCTTGTGCATCAGTATATTCCTTAGTAATTGTAGATGTAGTAAAATCATCCTGAAAATTATCAGTATGAATATATTCCCAAGATGAATTTACCAAAGCTTGAACGTAATATTTTTCCATAATTACCAGTTATAAGGTGGTCCATATATATGAGCTGGATACATTGTTCCATAATTGTCTACTCCACCAGTATTTGTTCCATTTGGAGTGCTGTCCAATTCAGTTATGGTTTTAACTAAGGATGGTGAACTATTAAGTGTCTTATTTGGAGATCATCCTGATGCAGTCCATTTATATATGTTTGCATGATGCGAATTACCATTATTAGTCCAAACTAAACCAAATAAACTTCCATCATTTGCTAATGCAACATTCCAAATTTGTCCTAAACTAGGACTACTAAAAGTAGACCAACTAATTCCATCTGTAGATTCATAGACACTACTGGAGTTTCTAGTATGATAGAATTTACCAGTATGTTTATTATGAATAATATTTCCATATGCCCCACCATACCATGAAGATCCTATATTAGGACCATTATTAGGAATTACTCCTTGATCAGTCCAATTAACTCCATCTGAAGATGTAAATGTATTATATGTATTTTGTTGTTTATTCTTTACCCACCACATAAGTGGATATGGAGCTTCTGGATATACACGGAAAATTCCATACATATTATCTCCTTCTAATCCTGATGTAGTTCCACCAGCACTATAAATTTCATTAAAAGTTTGCCCATTATCAGCTGACATATAAACAACTCTCCAATCACCAGCAAAAGATCCTGCACCATAAATCTTGTTATTAAATACCCCAAAACCATCCCAATACAATTGACTAGTACTACCACCTTGATTTGCACCATTTGGATCACCAATAAACTGGCTATTATTAGATGGTATTGTGTTCAAGCTACTACTAGTAGAATAGTATCTTGTACCAGAATATTGTCCACCATATAAAGATGGAGTACCATTATAATTTGCCATACCACCCATCTTCATATAGCTTCCACTCCAACCTTGAGTATTTCCACCTCCAGGATTATCTAAAGGAATTAAAATTCTAGGACTAAAATAGGTATCCCAATAGAAATAATCTTGACTGAAAACTGGACTTTGCCCACCCATTCCTTCAGGATTACTAAACCAAAGTGTTGAATGAGTTGCCCATTCATCATTAGTAAACCAAGTGCAACCATAATTTGATCCAGAAACTTCATACCAAACACATATACACATACATCCAATCTGTTTTGGAGTAAAATCTTCGGTCAATCCTTGTGCTTGAGTTCCTGGTGGTAAAGCTTCTGCAATAGTACTTACTAAATTATTTGAATCATAAGTTAACTCCCAATTCTTATCAACACCACCTATAGATTCCGTATATTCCGTTATTAGTCCGTCAGAATTATATGTAATATTACTATAACTATTATCACCTAATGTAACTGCTGTTACATTATTATTAGAGTCTGTTGTTATACCACTTGCTCTAGTAAATGGATCGGTCTTAGTGATAGTTCCACCGCCACCTTGCTTCCCTTTATTAATACTTAATCCAACAAATCTAGCCATTAAAAATCTAGATAATATAGAGAACTAGTCATATTTATCATATTGAAGTAGAAGCGAAAAATGATTCTGCTGATATCTGCCTTGCTCTTCTAGTAGTTGCTGTTGCCGTAGGAATATAATTTGTAGTGTCATTAAAAACTTCAATCTTATCAGTAAGTTCTCTACCCAAAACAGTATTGGCTGTAAGAACATTGGTGTTGCCGATTGAAATATATTCAGTCCCGTCTAATATTTGCAATCTTCCAGCATTTAACGTTATACCATGACTAAAATTAAATCTATCGGTTGAAGATTGCCATAACATCGTCTTATCAGTAAGACCCTTAATAATTATTCCACCATTATCAGCATTAAAATCGGTAGTAACTGCCTTCAAATTAAAATATCCAGTAGCAGATCCATTACCACTAACAGTCTCACTTAAAGTGACTGTTGAACTAGCTATGGATACTACATTTACAGTATTACCAAGACCAAATGATCCTGAAGCTGTATAGTTTAATTGTACTCCTCTATTTGCCGTAATAAACTTTGTTTTATCCAAACTTGTTGGGTTTACTACAATTTGATTTGATCCACCTGTTACAGTTGCTTCAAAAGATACAGTTGTACTAGTAGTAAATCCTAAAACAATATCATTTGATCTTATACGAAGATCATCAGTTTCTAGTGGTGCTATATTTGTTTTAATCTCAAGATTCTCATTGTAATTAGAAGTGCCATAAAATGTAGTAATACCTATAGATCTTAAATTTCTTACACCGTCAAAATCATCCTCAAATATATTTACATTATTAATCCTATTAACACTACCATCAACAAGAAGATTTCCTGTAATACTAGTATTACCACCAATATCAGTATTGCCACCAATATCAGTATTACCTGTAATAATAGCATTACCTACTACATCAAATTTTGTAGTAGCAGTTCTTCCTACCCCAACATTACCATCAAACCTAGAGTTGCCAAGAACAACAAAATCATCACTTGTAGGTGAACCACTTACTTCATAGAATAATTGTCCATGACAAAGAAATGTTACCTTTGAATCAGGATTAGAAAATCCAATTAAAGATTGACCTGAACCCAATTTAATATTAGGTCTAGTGTATGTTTGACCTGGTCCAATACTAAAACCAAAATCCAAATATTCTGTGCTATCAAACGACATCAAATTGCCATTTGATAGACCAAGTTTTACGGTTGATACATCAGGTCCTAAATTACAAATAGATAATGTTACCTCAGATTCGGATCCTGCAGGTGCAGTAAATAATACTTGCTTTGTTGCTCCTGTAGATAATGTATGTTGAAGGATTCCAGATCTTACAGGGTTTATAATATCATTAGTGGTTTGTCCATAAAACAAAAAGTTAACATCACTTTCTGTTGATCTTACAACTAATTCTTGTCCTGCACCCACATAAATATTTTCAGTCTCAATTACATCACCATACTTTACATATCTATTATATTCAAAATATCTTATACTATTACCTTCTCTATAACCAATTTGAATTCTAGACGGGTTATAATTCTTACTACCAATAGTTACCTTACCTACTGTTAATTTATTAGCAGGTCCTGTATAAAGGTTGAGAACTGGACCAGGAGATGGTATAGTAGAACTTAATAAACCAAACGCCATTTATCGTAACCGAATACAATTTTAAATATTTATAATGATTATACTAACAGGAGCAAAAGGATTTATAGGTCAGAACTTTCTTAAGTATCTGATAGAGTATTCGGATGAAGAGATTGTTACAGTTGATGAGCATGACTGTTGGGATTGGATAGCATACTTTAAAGATTGGGATAAGGTATCCCTTATACTACATCAAGGAGCGATCTCAGCAACGACAGAAAGAGATATAGATAAACTCCATAGAACTAATGTTTGGTTCACTATAGAACTGTTTGAGAAGGCAATAGAACATCAAATAGATGTTAAATTTGCCTCATCTGCATCAGTATATGGCAATACAAGAAAGAGTTTAATGGGAAGTACTCCTAATAAAATATCTCCATTAAACTACTACGCAATTACTAAGTTACAGATAGATTATTACATACAAGATAACCTAGATAAGTTTTCATCTATCCAGAGTTTCAGATACTTTAATGTGTATGGAGAAGGAGAAGATAAAAAAGGAGATCAAGCAAGTCCAGTTCATAAGTTTACCAAACAAGTGAAAGAAACAGGTAAACTAAAACTGTTTGAAGGTTCAGGTAAATATCTAAGAGATTTTATTTGGGTTGGGGATATAGTAGAAGTGGTTCTTAATAATGACAAACCATCTGGGATCTATGATCTTGGAACCAGTAACCCAATTAGTTTTAAACTTGTTGCTGAATTAATAGCAGCAAAATATAATGGAGAAATAGAATACATTCCATTCCCAGAACATCTAAAAGGAAAATATCAATATCTAACTATCGCAGAAAAAGTATGGGACTATCAATTTATAAATGTAGCACAGTATCTTAATATGTATTGAATATTAAATTAAAGGATACGGTTTTTCTAATATTATTTGATTTATGAACAGACACCCCATGTAACATATAAGATGGAAATAATAAAAGCTTACCTCTTTCAGCTCTTATAGATTTTCTATCTCCAGAGAAACCAAGATCTCTCCATTCTCTATGAACCTCTCTGTAACCTTCATTATAAAAGAAAAATTTACCATCATCTTCTTGTTCATCAGTTAAAAAAAGACATCCTGATAAATGAAAAGGAGTATGATCATGAACTTCCTGAAAACATCCTTTCTTATAAGTATTTCTCCAAATTTCATGACAATATATACTAAGATTTGCCTTACGACAATCTAAATCCAATTCATTAAAAAATATACTTAATGATGGTTTAAATAATGTAATAAAATCTTCACGTAAATCTAATCTTTCTACTTCAATAGTACATCCATCCACCCAAGAAAATTCTTGATTTTCTGTCAAATTTAAATTTTCTATATTACTTAATAGATCTTCTTTATTTGGAGGATCTATTAATGAAAAATAATTTTGTGTTATAACGTTAAGCATCAATCCCCCCTGAATACTCTATGTGAATCTAAATCAAAATGTTGTGTAGAAAACTCAAATAATTCAGAATCTTCCATAGCATACATTTGATGTCTCATCTTTCTTTCAATATGAAACTTATCACCTGGTTCTAAAACTATACTATCAGATAATGCAATATCATTATCAAAACCATAAAAGAGATGTATCTTACCCGACTGCAAGAAAAATGTTTCATCCTTTAGAAGATGATAATGCCAAGAACATCTCTTACCTTTAACAAAGAATAAAAGCTTACCACAATATTCAGAAGTATTACATATCCACTTCTCATAACCCCAACCCTTGGGAACAAATTTTATATCATCATTATTCATACAAAATTAGGACCTAATCCCCAACCAACTACAACTCTACGTTTACCTTCAGTAACAGGTGTAACTCTATGTAGAATAAAAGATGGGAATACAACAACCTCACCTCTACCTATTTTAATATAACTATCTTGCACACCATACCTAAACTGTAATTCACCACCCTCATAATCATCATGATCAGATAGTCCTATAGAAAATGATAACTTTCTCTGAATATGTTGTGCTGATCTAGCAGGAGGATCTATATGCCAATCAAAATGCCCACTATCTTCTGCATGATATTCACAATACTGAAAAGATTCCCAACTATCAATTGAATAATTCCAAACATCAGTATTAATATCCCTAATAGTTCTTGTTATATTATCATAAACTGGCATCAATAATTCTTTATCTTCCTCATCAGTTAAGGAATATGTTTTAGTTGTTCTTATACTACGTTTTGATGGTTCTTCTGATGGCAAATCTGGTCTTGCTGCCCAAGACTCAACTAGAGCATCTTCCAACTCTTTATCCTCAAGAGATGTCTCTATAGATTGTAATACCTTTTCATGAACCATATCCTTCAAATGAATAAACCACATCCCATGTGGTTCTGTTGGTGTTATGTAATTAAAATCTTTATAAAAATAACTCATTAAACACCATGACTTTCAAAGAATGAATCACATTGCCATCCCTTATCATCTATAAAATAATCAGCATGAGGTTTACCCATAATCAATTCATGATACTTAACACCCCATTCTTTAAGTTGGTTTTGAGTCAACTCAAATAAAACTCCTTCTGCTTTTACAGAAGCAATAGAATGAGGTTGGTCTGAAAATCTACCCATCGCTCTGGCAGTAAAATATATTATATAATTACCTTCATCATATAAAGTATTTATTTTTGCAATACGATCTTTCCAAGGTTCTGCTTTATGGTAATCCCTACCAACAGTTGGACTGCAAATAGTTCCATCTATATCAATACAGTATCTTTTGGACATCTTCTTCAGTTAAAATGTAAGTTCCTGGTTGTTGAACTGCAATAGCTGCTGCTCTATTTCCCATCATAAGGGATTCATCTATGTTGTTAGTAGTTATATACCCGTAGACAAGTGCTGCTAAGAAAGTATCTCCAGCACCAACTACATCATATACATTTACTTTTTCTGCTGGATATAAGGTTTGTTTGTAAATACAACCTTCAGATCCTTTTGTTACTATTAGATTGTCTATATTATAGTCATCTAACTTCTCATATTCTACATCATTTATTTTAATAAAGCAATTAGGTTTATTAGGAAGTATAGATTTTTTACTATCAATAAACACAGGACAAGATGAACTCTCCACAATCTCAAATATCTTTTCTGTAGATAGATACCCTTTGTTATAATCCGATATAACAACAGCATCAAAACTATCAGTCATTACTGGTATCATAAGAGGTTTTATTTTTTCCTCATTATCAACCCTAAGTATCTGTTGATTAGATTTCTCATCAATAAATCTTGTCTTAACTAACTGTTCATTATTGGTTAAAAATGTAATATCAAGACCAAATGATTGCAAGTTTAAACAAACATTCCCTGCCATGCCAGAAGTAGTTTTTATCTTAGCATAATCTAGAACAGGCACAGGTGCTTCTGGACTTATCCTATTACATCTACCATAGATGTATTCATCTTCACAACTATCACCCAGTAACAGTACTTTCATTAATCTTTTTAATTACATTACTACTGGCATATCCACCCACTCTAGGCAAATGTCTTACCTCACCAGCGTGTTCCCAACCAACTACATCACCATCCCTCCAATCATCACCAAGTAATAATATATCAGGTTGATATAGTTCAATTAAATCTTCTAACTCTTTCCTACTACCAAAGGTATGGACAACATCAATATACTTGATTGCCTCAAGCATAGCAACCCTATAACAAAGATCGTTTATAGGGCGATGATCACCTTTGTCAGTCCGAATTTTCTCATCAGTATCCGTAGCAACTATTACTTTCTCTCCTAGAGATCTAGCAACCTTGAATAATTCTATGTGACCTGGATGAAGAATATCGAATGTGCCATTGCACCAAACAATATCATTCTGCATTATAATTTATCATCACCATCTTCACTAAGCATTTTTCCATCATCCTTTTCCATATTAGGACAATTTGATTTAATAGTAATTAATTTTTGTATTTCTGGTAAATACATATAATCAATATCACTAGTTGATAAAGTATCTAATGCATCATGAATATCTTCAACTAAAGGATCTCCCCCAAGATTAAATGAAGTATTAAACAGAATAGGAACATCTGATAGTTTTTCAAAAGCACTAATTAAATTATAGTAATTCTCATTCTGTTCTTTAGTAACAGTTTGAATTCTACAAGTGCCGTCAACGTGAATAACTGATGGGATCTTCTCAGCAACTCCAGGTAAAGCATCTACAGCATACATCATACTTGGAGATTCATCCATTCCAGCAAGATCAAACCAATCATGAACTTTATCTGCAAGAATACTACAAGCAAATGGTCTGAAATATTCTCTATGCTTTACACCATTAACGATATCTTTTCCATCTTTAACAGTAGGATCAAAAAGAATTGAACGATTGCCCAATGCTCTTGGTCCACCTTCAGATCTACCTTGGAAAATAGTAACAATATTTCCATCTCGAATCAACTTTGCAATTTCTTTATCTGAGGTATCAGATACCTTTGCCTCTGGATATTCTTCTATATGATCAAGATATGTATCTGGATCATATTGCGGTCCGTAATATATGTCCTTTGGTGGTTTTATAGGTATGATAGTTTTTCCTTTATTAAAATAATTATGATAATAAACATGATAAGCACCACCTATTGATGTTCCACCATCATGAGAAATAGGTTCACAGTAAATATTTAAATTAGGAAAACGTTTTTTAAATTGATAATTTGCAACACAATTCAATCCATATCCACCACATATAACAATATTTTTCTCTCCTGTTATATCAACAGCCTTTTGAATTAAATTACCAATTTGCTCTTCAGATTCTTTTTGAATAGCGTATGCCATATCTTTTTGAACCTGAGACCATCTAGGTTTTTCACCATCTTGTGGATGTTGCTTAACATCTTCAATAAGAGTAGGATACATCTCATGCATAACATAAGCACCATTAGGATAATTTGGTTTAAATACATCCCTATTACCAAAACCATTCCTAAACATTGGAGGTATGTCTGGATTTGGTTTTCCGTATGGAGACAATCCCATAGTTTTTCCAGCATCAATAGACATAAAACCACAATATCTTGTTACTGCCTCATACTCTTTAACTATACCAGGATATTCTGTAGCAAATGTACCTGTATCATCATCTAATCTAACATACCCTATTGCTGAATCTGTTCCCAAATGTTTGTAAACTGTTCTCAAATTTAAAGGTTTTTGAGCATGAAAAATAGTTTCAAATTCAAATATAGTGCCATCAAAAGCTTCTGTATGCAAGAAACTTCCAGCACCATCAGCTATAACACAAGCGGCAGAATCAAATCCAGAATTAATAAATCCAACATTAGCGTGTTGTTCATGATGAATCTGATCAATATATGTTACCTCATAAGTTAACTTCTTTTTACATAACTTTCTCATCCAAGATTTATATAAATCTTCTCCAGTCCAGTCTGCTTGAGGTCCTGCTCTATGGGTATGACATACAACCAAATGATCTATATGATCAACATAATCAAATACTTTAGTTAATCCCAATAAAGGAGTTCCATCACGTTTAAACCTAGATAAACGTTCTTCTTCAAGATAAAATGCTATCTCACCATCAATAAGTAAAGTCGTGCTGGCATTATGCCCACGAGAACAAGACAAAATAATACTCATAATTTAGCCTCAAGATTTAGTAGTTTCTAATTCCAATAACTCATCTATTGGTTTTTTCTTCTTCTTTGTTGTAGACTTAGGTGTTCCAAAATTAATTGGTGCAATCTTCTTAGTTGAAGAATCTCCATATTGTGGTTTCATATTTGATGGTATACCAGAAAGACCCACATCTGAAGATGACTTCTTACTAACACCTATCTTATCTTTAATACCCTTTACTAACTGATCAATGGTTTTATCACTTAATACCATTGAATCTTCATTAACTCTATCAATACATAAATCCCATGTCAATCTGATCGGACTATATCTTCTTTTCCCTTTACCATTATCAATAATAGTAAATTTCTTACTATCAGGATATGATATATTCTCTGGAAAAGTAGATCCAACAACAACAGTAGTTGGTTTATCTAAAGAATATGCCATATGTTGCCCAACACTATCACATCCTAAGAAATAATCAGCAGCATTAATAACACCCATCCAACCATTAAGACCTAAATTTTTAGGGCAAGCAATTCCTAAACCAGTCCATCCAGGAATCTCAATCTCCGACATAAGAGCTATGCCAAAATTATTTTTCAACTTCTCAATAATACTAAGAAGGTTAGATACTTCCATACTTCTACCAGAAGAATCATATATAAAATTACCTTCAGTCTTAGTTCCTTGACCAAAAGGTTGAATAACAACTATCTTATCTTTTCCAGATCCAGCCTTTACTTCAGCAATTATATTATGCCCATTAACCTGATCAGCTTTACTAAGCTCTAAATTTATTTTTCTAGTTTCAGGAACCTCATCAAGTTGATTAATCTCAATATCAAAAGCCTGTATGAGATTACACTCTTGATTAAAATATTGATTAATCCTATAAGGTTCTGGAGAAACTATCTCCTTATCTTTTAAATGATCTTCAAATAATCCTTTATGACCTACAGAATATGTTTTATCCCTAAGAACTGGGTTATTTAAATATAACTCATCCCAAGACTCTGATACTATCACAAAATCGTCGTGAGTTTCTGCATACCTTTCTAACGCAGGAATGGAGCAAAGGACGCGCCCTGCTCCACCGTTAATGAAAAAAGCCTTATTCATTCAAGTCAAACCTCAATGTTTAATATTGTAGCATTGTTAACTTATATAGTCAACCAGATAAAGAATGTTATGTAAGGATTATACTACACTACTGCCAAGATACACAAACCATACCAAACTTACCAGAGTCTCCACAGTTACCATTACCACCACCCATTGCGTGTGACATAAATCCACCAGCACCAGGATATCTTAAGTAACTATTCTGCCAAGCACTACATACATATCCACAACAGTTACCACTAGTATAGTTAGGACAACATTCCGTTTGCATATTATCACCATAGATAGGTGGGTGTTTTTCCCAACCATAATGGTTACTATTCCAGCACATCCTAGGCCAAATTCCTCGAATACCGTAAACTACGTTCTCCCATGTTGGACATTCGATATTATAAAGTCCAGCATTAACATCTGATCCAGAAACATAATCAATTATTCCAAAGTTTGGTCCATTAAAGCACCAATCACCACCATAGTTACAAATATAAGCACCATTAGAATCGTTTGTTATTTCTGCAATTCTACAATAACAGTATCCACCTCTCATAGCCATCCAAGTACCTATAGATCCTTGTCCTCCATCAGCACAGAACTCACAGAAATGACATCCTTGAACATAAGAAGGACATCCTGCAAGCCTTTGACCTCCAGATGTGGTATATCCATAACAGCAATATGCACAACCAGAACATAAAAGATAACACCAACCAGACGATACTGGAATAATTACAGATGCATATGCTCCAGTAGATCCAAATGGTGTATGTCCACAGCAGCAAGGTCCTTTATTTGCACCACCACCAGAACCCCATAATTGGAATCTAGCTTTGGTTGCACCACCAGGAACATACCAAGTACAACTTCTACCACAGCGATAATATCCAGTATCATCGCAAACTTTTAATCCACCAGTCCATCCATCACCTTCATAAACGTGCCATTTACTAGTTTCTGCTGGACACGCCCAGTGAGCTCGAATACCTTCATTATTACCAGTTGCAAACCATTTCTTAGCACAATCATAAGCAGCACTAGAACTTCCACCACCACCACTAGCAGCAACATCAACACAATTAGCCTTTAGATCAAATAGTGCTTGTCGCTTTTCAGCAATTTCTTTTTTTAGTGCAGCTTGTTCATTGAGAGCACTATAGATTAATACATCCATTTAGATAGTTCCTCCAACTCCATTAATAGAGACTTTATTTAATTCAACTTGAACATCAACTGGAATCTTAGGTATAGTTCCAACTGATCCTGGAAGAGTTACATACTTCCATGTTTTGTAATATGGATTATTGCCAAGATAAGTTTCAATAGCAGCAAGATAAGTATCTATTTTAGTATTAATATCCGTTCCAAAATCATATTGATCAGAAAATGTCTTTACATAATCCCGATTAGCCTTAGCTTTATCTGCATGTTCATTATCTAATAGTTTAATTATTTGCTCCAATTTCCAAGAACTACTTATAAAATCCCATACTGGGTAATAAACATCTCTTAGATCAGGATTATCCATTTTCTTATACACATCACCATTACTCATAGTTTCATCAGTATAAGTATAAGCCCAATTATAACTCTCCTCAAATTGATGAGAACAAATATATGCTATAGGTAATTGAGAACTGTCTTTAGCATTAACTGTTTTGCGAATATCCCCACCTTCTGGAGGATCAGTGGAGACATCAATCTTAGATATCTTTCCAGTACTACTCTCTACCCAAACATCAAACGTTTCAGGTCCTTTGTATGTATAACTACCACTAATATTTGTAGATATTCCAGCTACAAAATTTTCAGTAGGGAGTAGATGAGTAAAAGATGATGTAATGTCTGCCATTGTTTCTACAGTCTCTAATTTTTTTACCTTGAGTTATTTATAATATGATTCTACTGCTTTAACAGTAAGAAACACATACCATTCCGAATGAACCTACGTCACTGCATCCATAGGTATCTCCACCACAAGTGGAATAACCATATGCACCCATTCCAGGTTTTCTCTTATGAGAGCAATAACATGCTTGATAACAGCATCCAGTTCCTTCATTATAATGCTCAGAACAGCAGCAACTATCTGTAGGGAATCCATAAACACCAGGATGCCTAAAGCACGTTCCATAGTTTCCAAACTGCCAACGCACGTATGACCATTGTCCAGGAACTTTATAAACTGGTGCAGAATCAGAAGTTCCATATGCAGTTTTAGTAGATCTTGCTGGTTGATAAACAGCATCTCTAAATCCATTAGGATATCCTACACCAGGAATTTCATTTTGATGAGAACAATAATCTGTTCCTGTATTACAAATACATCCATAAAGTCCTCTACAAGAACTTAATTGATGAGGTCCTCTATGACACCTATCTCGCATTTCACAATACTGATTGGTTTCACCACCTTCAGCACAGAAATTAGTTAAGTGACATCCTTGAACATAAGATGGGTTTCCATCTACAGTATTTTGAGTCCTCTCTACATAACAACAATATGCACAACCAGAACATAGAAGATAACACCAACCAGTCGATACAGGGATAATTACAGATGCATATGCTCCAGAACCACCATTAGTGGAACCACCGCAACAACATCCACTTCCCGATCCACCACCAGAACCCCAAATTTGGAATCTAGCTTTAGTATAACCACCAGGAACATACCAAGTACAACTTCTACCACAACGATACCAACCAGTATCATCACAAACTTTAAATCCAGTACTCCAACCAGCAGATCCTTGAGGATCTTCATCAGTAGAATCTGGATTTCGTGGAATCATGCACCAAATATGATTATTAGGAGCACTAACACCTGGCATAACATCGGCAATTGTGGATGAAGTGCCTCCACCACCGCCACCGCCACCAGGATCTTGTGCGGTTTGAGCTGAGGTTATACCAACAGATAACGCTGCAGATTCTGCCTTTAACTTTTGATTTATCTCCTGTAAGGCATTATAGGTTAATACGTCTGCCGCCATTTCTTATACCTCAGTGATTGATGTAACTAAATTGTCTGAATTATATGAGAGTTGCCAGTTCTTATCAACACCACCTATAGATTCTGTATAGGATGTTATTAATCCATCAGAATTATAGTTGATACTAGAATAATTATTATCACCAATTGTAACCGCAGTTACATTATTGCTAGAATCAGTACTAATTCCACTTGCTCTACTAAAAGGATCAGTAGCAACAATAGTACCGCCACCGCCACCTTTTCCTTTGTTTATACTAAGACCAACGTAACGTCCCATTGCTAATTCCCCTTAAGTTGTCTGTTCAATGCCATATACCGAAGCAGATACGTCAGATCCACTACTATATACGACCACATTTTTACCAGCATTCAAAGAAATAGCAGTTCTTTCTAATACAGCATTCTTTGGAACAGATACATCATACTCAATCCATTCTTGAGAACTTGGTGATCCTGATGAGGATAACGCTACTCTAATTGTTCTAGCTCCTGATGAACTTCTATTCACCACGTTAATGTTGACAACAGCATGAGTGGAAGAAGGAACTGTGTATACAGTAGTATTACTTCCTCCAGATAATGATGATTGTCCTAAAATTCCAGATGCCATTTTTTAATGCTTCCCCTTGTCTTGATTATTTATAATTTGTAAATATACCCTAACCCAATTGCCCAACGAAGAATTCAGAAACCTGAACTTCTTTTCTAAACTCAGTTTCTACATCATTTCTCAAATTAGAGATTTGAGTGTTGGTATATGATTGAGCAGATGATAAAGTATTAGAATTATCTGTCTGAGTTTGAGATCTTTCACTTGATAATCCTAAAGTTGCATGATTTTGTGCCATCAAAAGATGTTCTGCATCTCTAGTAGCAACATAAGTTCTAACAGCAGCCTGAGTTGGAACTTTCTCATTACTATTTTGTGCCATTGTTCCGTCAGTTGAGAACTCATTAATAGAAGCACCTAACTGAGCACCGATTGAACCCAATCGAATTGAAGTCAAACCAGATAGATCAAAACTGTTAGCATTCAAGGTTGCAGCACCAGTTGCCTGGTTAACACGGAAGTATTTACCAACCCTGAAGTTACCTTGTTGGTCTGTAGAAACATAGAATACCCTTCCTGGGAAGTCTTCTGTAATTTCTTGAGATTGAACTGGATCCTGAACTGGTGCTGCTGGCCAATTAGTTGTAACTGTACCACCAGTTCCTACTTGTAAGAAGTCATGTCCAGTTAATCTTGCCTGACTGAAGATATAACGAATCTTCATCTCTTGTTCATCAAAGGTTTTATTTGCCTTCTCTTCAACAAGTGTTACAGTAGTAGTTCCATAAGTATCTTCGTCGGTACCAGTAATTTTCACAAACTCATTATCTATCTTTACATAATCTCCAATAGCACCATCGAATCTATTTGCAATCGTTGCTCTAAACGAAGTAGAAACACCAGTGAAATCTTTATTAATTTCAGCAGAAGCAATTTGATTAGTTTGTCCAATTGAAGTAAATGTATTACCAATATTATATGAAGAAGCAGAACCAGCACCATCTTGTGCTCTCTGAATATTCATAGAGTTTGCAGTTGGGAAACTTACAATCTTACAGAGTTCGTTTGTAGGTGATAAGCAATATTCACCAGGGTTAAATCCACTAATTGTGCTAGTACTGAATGTAGTATCACTAGATTGTGCAGGAGTTAGTAGTGTAAATGAACCACCTTGAACAGGATATTGTGTAAAGGTTGTAGTTCCACCAGTATGACCTGCACCACTAGTAGTCCATTGTCCTCTATCAATGTAAACGTTACCTTTTCCAACAGGTCCTGTCTGACTTACACCATTAATCACGAATGTAAATGGATCAGCCCCAGTAATATCATCACTATTATATCCACCATTACCAGATCCAGTAATAAATTCTATACTACCATTCTCTTCAAGAGTAGGTGAAGTTCCTAATCCACTAAGAACAAGAACACGACCAGCTTGACCTCTGTTTGCATCAGGATTATTAATAAGTGGAGCAGTAGTTCCTGAAGTTTGTGCAGTAATAGTCTCACCTGGAACGAAACCAGTTCCAACACCAACTGTATCACCTTCAGTAATTACTGAATAATAAATTAAATTCTGTGTAGTTCCTTGAACCGAATTAACAGTTCCCCAAGCAGTTGAAGTATTACCTCTAATCCTCTCACCAACTTGGAATCCAGTTCCAGACATACTATCAGGATCAAATTGCAATATCAATCCTTCCATTTGACCATCTCTGGTTTGTTCTAATGGACTGAATCCTGAACTTACAATACCATATTTACCCCATGAACTGTTTCCAGCAAGAGATCTAATTCTACCACCACGAGTAGCAGCGTAACTAATATGGTTATAGTAGGTAAAGCAAGAAACCATCTCAGCAGTTCCACCATCTGTAACCCAGAATGCCATTCCTTCATCGTGAATGTTTGTGAATGAGTCAAACACGATAGATTTGTTAGAAGGTGTTGCTGTTCCATCTACAAATTGTCTATGAATTCCACCATCTACGATTGCACCAATACCTTTAACTGATTTTGCAGAACAGTTTGATACGTATGGTGATTTAATAATTCTACTCTCTGGGTTTAATGCAACAAACACACCTTTAATATGTGCATTATTAGGATCATACTGCTGTGCAGTAAATGTAAATGTTGTAGAAACAGTTTGTTGTATATCAACCTCTATTTGAGTGCCACTAATAAATCCAATAACCTTTGTTCCAGTTTGAACACCAGAACCAGTTACAGTTGTACCAACTAGATCAGGAAATAAATTTGATCCAGTTAATATTGAACCACTAATATTACCAGCTCTAGTTGTAACTGTACCTGCTGGAGTAAATCCAGTCATATTCTCCATCAAAATATCCTTAAGCATTGTTGAGTTGCTTAACTGGAACATTGTGGAATGCTTGTTTTCTCTTACAGTTGCTGATGTAATGCTTATATCACTTCCACCATTCTCCCAAGTATCTGATGTTGTCCAAGCACCACCAGAAAGAGTACGAATTTGAATAGTCTTATCATCATATGATGAATCTAAAATAACAGCACACTTAGTTGAGTTACCATTAAATATTGAAGAACCATATGAAACTGTTGCAGGTGCATTTGCTAATGTAAGATCTTGATGTGTAGATAGATTTGCTTTACCAACATTAACAGTAATAGTTGTTCCTGTAGTAGCAGTAATACTTATAAAATTACCAGATACAGGATCTTTATGTGCTCTTGGATAACTCTTAACCTTATTATGATTATCTAATGAACAAGTAAATCTTATAGTATCATTACCAATCTGAATTGTATTAGAAGTGGTTAAAGTATGAGATCCAATTTCTAAAACAAGATCTCCTGTTGCAGAATTGTAAGTTGTTCCAGCAACAGGTGTTTTTGTTCCACCACCAGTTACAGTAATAGAATCCGCATCTGCTGATACGAAAGTATGATCATAATGTTCAGCAGGAACAATCCTAGATGTTCTTAGGTTATCACCAACAATTGATACATTAGGTGGAACGATAATTGGTAAAGTTTCAGCATAAGATCCTGCTTTTACATAGATTGTTGCAGGTCCAGTTGCTATACCACAAGCATAATTAACTGAATGGAATGATCTACTTATATTTGAACCATCATTAGTATCCTTTCCTTCTTCTGTTACATAATAAACTGGATGTGTTACGCTGTTTAATTCCCATTGAGGAATACCATTTGGACTTACAGCTAATACTTGACCATTATCTCCTACAGGTAATCTTGCTGCACCAGTGGTGTAGTAGACCATATCACCCTGAGTGGTCATCACATTGTTGGCAGCACCCTCAGCCGACATACTCCAATACGTACTATTTGAATCTGTTGAAGGATCCTGATTTAAACTACCAGCAGTAGCAACTCCAATATAACTATTACTTAATCTTTTTACAGCATCACCTAACTGATAATTTACTGTAGAATCCCAGTTACCTTTCCAAGCAACACCCTTAGTAACTAAACTCCAATTAGCTTCTGTTGTTGGTACAGTATTAGTACTTGTTGTTATTGCAACGTATGAATATCCACCATGCAATACAACATCACCTTGCTTATAATCTGTTGAAGAACTCCACTCACCAACTACATTAAATCCTGTAGTTATAATATCCCAATCATTTGTTAAATTATATGAAGGTGGCTTATTAACATGAACACTCTTTGCAACATAAGTATAACCACCATATGTTACAACATCTCCATCCTGATACTGTGTTGCAGAATCCCAAGTATCTTCATAATTAAATGACTGTAAATATTCAACAACATAAAGTGTAGTGTCTCCTTCTTCAAATGTTGCTGCTGAAGTATGTCCAGTAACTACTCTATATTGAGTATTACCATATTTGTATATGTCATTTACCTTATACCAAGTGCTGGCTTGCCAATCACCCTTATTAGAAATTCCTTCTGTATGTAAAGTCCAATTAGATGTTAAATCTGCACTGTAGAACTGATTTTCATTTCCAGATGATGTATGATTAGTTTTACAAACGTATGTGTTTGCACCATATTTTACAATGTCATCAATGACATATGCGGTATTAACTAACCAATCACTACGCCAGTTAAATTTTAATCTGCCAAGTCTAAATTCAGCCATTGTTTTTTCTTAAAATCCTATTTTGGTCCTACGGTATAATCATAATCACTGAACGATACAGTTAGATATCCATCATCATCAATATAATAGGAAGTTTTCCTAAAATCAAACCTGAACTGTTGATATTTATCGTACTCGTTGTTCCTATACGTTTTCTCTTCAGTAGTCTCATCCACATAATCTAAACCTTCTAAGAAATCAGGTATAGCTGTTCCATCAAGTCTATGGGATACATCAACTACATCAGTATCGGAAGTTTTTACTTTAACATAACGAAGCATACCGTCATCATCCCTTCTTAAGGCATGAACGGTAAATTTATCTTGCTGTCCAAATTGAAGTCCACCCCCGCCACTACCACTAGTGCCAGATAGCATACTCCCACTTAGGAACATTGTCATGCAAATACCCTCCAATAAGTATTGGTCCAAACTAATTTAACAGTAGCCCCAGACACATCACATGCTAAAGGAGAATCAATCGTGCCCGAATAGTTCTTAAACTGCTCATTATTTTGGGTTGCAACCATAAGATTATTTATGTCCCAACTTACTTCGGTATCATGTAGTTCAACAAAGTCTCCAGGATTTTTAACTAAAGGAAGTATTACAGTAAATCCAGCACCAACTGTATCCGTGAGATACCCAGTATTAGATTCTAATGTTGCCTCTGAATTTAATATAGTCAGTGGTGGAATAGTAGCATCTGCCCTAACAGCAAGGTTATTAAGATCAATAACAACTGTAGATCCGTATCCTATAACAGTTAAACCAGTACCAACAAAGTTAATGTCAGTAAATCCAGCACCTATCTTTGTTCCAATAACACCAGACTCTGGGTTTATTGCTGTTGATCCAATACCAACACCAGTAACAAATAATCTACCATCCTTATATAAATCACCAGCAAAATCTATATCACCATCAACAAATACATTATCTTTAAAAGTAGATACTCCAATAAAAGTAGAGAAACCAGTAATATTAATATTTCTACCAACTACTTCATCATAGACAAGATCACCAGTTACATTAAGATTTCCTGTAATAGTAGCATCACCATCAATCCTTGCACCACCAAGAACATCCAATTTAAATTGTGGATCTATAGTGCCAATACCAACATTTGGTGTTGAAGTAGTAGTTATAGCAATCTTACCAGTAGCGTCATCAACTACTAGATAATGACCAAATTGCGATAGCTCTCTATTGAATGCCATTATATGATTACTTTATTAGATATTTATGGGGTTTTATAATACAATATAGCGTATCCATCAGAACCTGGATTATGGGAATTACTTCCCTGACTCATAATGTCTGATCTGTAAACACTAGAACCAGAAGAACCACCTTGTCCTACGGATGATCCATTAAT